TAAAAATGATTATGGTTTAAATAGTTTTTTTGAGTATCATATAGTAGAAAATTATGATTGAAGTCGTAGCACAATTAATTAAGGATTTTATGGCTTTAGATAATGATCAAATCTATATCTATAATCAAGACTTTAATTTGAATAATAGCGGCAAGTTGCAAGTTATTATACAATATACCTCGTCAGAGCCATACTCAATAACTAATAAATTTATCCCTGCTGATGAAGGGGTTGAAGGGGCAAAAGAAAAAATAGTAATGTTAGTTAAAGAGAATTACACGATTAATATTGTATCAAAAGGGGAAGAGGCGAGAACGAGGAAAGAGGAGCTATTGCTTGCTTTAATAACAAATCAAGCTGCAAATATTCAAGAACAGTATCAATTTAAGCTTGCAAATTTACCAAATAATTTTATTGATATTTCAGGGGTAGAGGGTGCAGGATCATTAAATAGATATGCAATAAATATTAGTCTATTAACTTATCACTCAAAGGAATTAGACACAGCCTATTATGACACTTTTGATTTTAATAATATTACTGCTGAAAGTGCATAATTAACTTTAATTTAAAATTTAAAATGACTATACCTCTAACTAATATAATTAATGTATCAATTACTAATGTACCACAAGGCTTGCAAGTGCCTAGCGTTAATAGTATTGCTTTATTTACAAACGAGACTCCTTCTAATATAGATGATTACAGAATTTATTTAGAGCCTTCTTCGGTTGCTACTGATTATGGCACAAACTCAGAAACTGCTGAATTTGCAAATCTTATATTTTCTCAATCACCAAATATCTTAACTGGTGGTGGTAGATTGGTTATTATACCTCTGCAATCTTCTATAAATGCAACTCAAGGAGACTTTACAACTGCTGATCTAGCAAGCAATTTATCTAATTTGCAATCAATAGCTGATGGTGATATTAGAATTGTTTTAAATGGCAATAATGTTGATTTGACAAATTTAGATTTTACAAATGCGTCATCTCTTATAGATATTGCTAAAATAATACAAAAGAAACTAACTGATGTTATTGTTGAAGTTGTTGGAAATACAATCAAATTTTCATCTAAAAAAGTTGGTCTTGCTTCAACTGTTGATGTGGTACAATTACCTACTGGTAGTGGCTCTGATTTAAGCGGTGCTAGTTTGTTAAATGTTGCTGGCGGTGTAGATACAGCAGGAACTAACTCAAGCGGCGAAACTATTGAAGATGCGATTGCAAGAACTGAGCAAAGCGTTCAATATGTAGGAGCTTTTACTAATCTTCAAGTTGAAGATGCTAAAATTAGCACAATAGCGACAGCAGTACAAGCAAAAGATAAATTATTTTTTCATCATTTCGCTTCAACTGAAGATTTAGATGGGATTTGCACAACAATTAAAGATGCTAGTCAAACTAAAACTAGATGCTTATTTTATTCTGTAAGCCCTCAAGAAGCAAACAAAATGAAAGCCGCTTATGTTGGCAGAGCTAACAGCGTCAATTTCTCTGGTTCAAATACTGCTCAAACTATGTTTAATAAAACACTAGCAGGAATAACTCCAGATGTAGCGGTTAATCAAACCATACTAATTAAAGCTGAAACTGTAGGAGCTGATTTATACGGTTCTGTAAATGGTCTTGGTGTAGTGTTCTCAAATGGTGCAAATGATTTCTTTGATAATGTTTATAATCAAATTTGGTTTAAATTTGCAATGGAAGTTGCAGGATTTAACTATTTGAGACAAACTAACACTAAAATCCCTCAAACTGAAAAAGGAATGGATGGATTGAAAGCCGCTTTAGCTAAGGTTTGTCAAACTGGAGTAAATAATGGAATTATTGGAACTGGTTTAACTTGGAACTCACCAGAAACCTTTGGTAATCCAGATGACTTTAGAAGAAATATTACTGATGCAGGTTATTATATTTATAGCTTGCCAATAGCTCAACAATCACAAGCAGAAAGAGAAGCAAGACAAGCTCCTCTAGTACAAACTGCTATTAAATTTGCTGGTGCTATTCATTCAGTAGATATTATTGTTAACATTGAAAGATAATTAAATTATGGCTACAAATACTTTAACAGGAAATGACACTATCACAATTAATGATAGGGTTTTGACTGATTTCGGCGATGGCTCAGTTGTTGCAATCACTTTTCCAAACGAACTAGTTGCAGTAAAAACTGGCAAAAATGGCAACGCTGTTTATTCTCTTAATGAAACTGGCAGGCAAGCCGATGTTGAGTTGAGAATTTTAAAAGGCTCAAGCGATGATAAATTCTTAAATTCACTTAAATTAAGCATGGAAGCAGATATAGCTTCTTTTGCTCTTTTAAGTGGCGAGTTTGTAAAAAGAATCGGCGACGGACTTGGTGGTGTTAGTAGAGAGATCACTTCTTTAAATGGTGGTATATTTACTCAATCAATAGACACTCAATCTAATGTTGAAGGTGATACCGAGCAAGCTTTGTCAGTTTATAGATTAAGATTCTCGAACGGAACTAAAACAATAGCATAATGTCAAAAGAATTAAAATTTGATAATGGAGATGAAGCGGTAATAAATATCGCTTCATTTTCTAATAGTTTAAGTCTTAAAAATGCGATTTCAAAATCTTTGCTAGCTCAAGGCGTTAAACTAGCCAATATCGATATTAACAATGTAGATTCATTATTAGATGCTATTTTGGCGGCTGATAGTGATGAAGCGGTTAATAAAGCAATATTTACTTGTTTAGCTAAATCAACATATAATAAAGAAAAAATAACTTTTGATATTTTTGAAGATGAAAAAGCAAGGGAAAATTATTATGAAATTGTTATTGAATGTTTAAAAATTAATTTAAGCCCTTTTTTGAAGCCCCTTATTTCAAAGTTGAAAGCGTTTTTTCAAAACAGGGTAGAAAACCAAAAATTGAAATAAGAGCTAGTGAGCTAGATATAATTTGTCTAAGATTAGCTAAGGCAGGGTACGGAGGGGGCGTACCTCAAAACATTGCAGAAATGAGTTGTGATTGGGTTTTAAAAATCCTGCAATATGAGGATTTTTGCAATGATTACGAACGAGAATTGTTAGAAATAAATAAAAATGGCTAGTCTTGGAGAATTATTTATAAGCTTAGGAATTAAGGCTGATGAAGCAAGTCTTAAAAGAATAGATAATGGTATTAAATCACTTAGAAACGGAGCGTTCGCATTATCTGCCGCTTTTACTGGTGCTGTTTATGGCTTAAATAAGTTTGTTGATGGTTCTTTACAGGGAGTAGTAGCTCTTCAAAATTTATCTAATCAAACAGGTTTAGCAATTGAAGGATTGCAAAAATGGCAACAAGCAGGGCAATTATCTAATCTTGCAATTAGTGCCGAGCAAATAGCAGGGTCAATAGGTAATGTACAAAAAAACTTAGCTCAAATTAGAATGGGTCAAGGCAACCTTGCCCCTTTTCAATTACTAGGCATTGATGTAATGGGTCAAGATGCTTTCGGCGTTTTAGATCAATTAAGAAATTCAATACAAGGCTTAGACTCAGCAACGGCAACAAATCTAATTACTCAAATTGGATTAACTCCTGATTTTATAAATCTTCTTAGATTAAGTAGAAAAGAATTTGAAGCCTTAAGCGAAAACACTTTTTTAAATAAAAAACAAAGAGAAGAAATAGACAAAGTAGGAACTAGTATAAAAGCCCTACAATTAAGAATGGGAGCTTTAAAAGATCAAGCGGTTGCAAAAATAGCCCCCTTACTTAATGACTTAGTACAAGACTTTTTCAAGTGGCTTAGTGATAATGGCGATAAAATAGTTAATACTATGTCAGATTTTGCCAAAGGCTTTGCTATGTTTACTCAAGCAATAGGAAATGCTTTTAGTGTGTTAACTGGCTTTTTGTCAAATATAACAGGAATGGAAAGCGGAACTAAGGCTTTAGCAATTGCCTTTGGTGCTTTAACTTTGGCAATGCGTCCGATGTTATTAGGTTTTACTGCTTTGCTTTTAGTCTTAGATGATATAGCGGTATTCCAAAGAGGAGGGGAAAGTTTAATTGGTAGCTTCTTTGATGTGTTTAAAAATGGTGAACTAACAACTCAAATTACAACAATTGCAACAGCTATTGGGGTTTTATCGCTTGCTTTAGGTGGTATAACTGGAAGTCTAAAAACAATTAAGGGTCTTGGTGGAATAGGTGCGGTATTAGGTGTAACTGGTCTAATATCTCAAGCTCCAGAACTAGGTAAAAAGTTTGCTTCCTTTTTGGAAGAAAAAACAAATATTGGAGATTTTATTGATAAATTACTTGGAAACGATCTAGCTTCAATTAATCAACGCATGGGGTTAAATACTGCTTTAAATGCCAATATAACTAATAATGTTACAATTAATGGAATACAAGAGCCAAAGGCGGTAAAAGATGAATTATCAAGAGGGCTAGATGTTATAACAACACAAAGCCTTAAAAAGGTTCAAATTAATCAAGGTAATAATTTAAAATAATATGCCAGTACCAAGTTTTGATAAAGTCACTAATACAGCAGATTTAGCTAGTAATTTAACTAGTAAATATGTTGTCTCGCCTATTGCCAATTTAGGACTTGCAGGGCTTGCCTTTGATATTTATGAAGAGCATAAAATAGAATTGCAATCAGATATAACGGATCACTACACAGAAAAAAACACAGCAATTCAAGATCATATAGCGGTCAAACCTTTAATGTGTACGCTTCGCGGTTTTGTAGCTGAATTAGTAAGCGAAAGAGCTGATCCAAAAGGAGAATTTGTAGAGCTTTTTCAAAAACTAACTGTAATTAATAGCTATGTACCTCAAGTAACGCAACAAGCAAAGCAAGTCAAAAATTTAATTACAGGTCAAAAACAAGATAAAGTCAAATTGCTTAATGATTCAATTGGGACTGGCGTTGATCTTTTCAAAACATTTAAAGAATTAAATCCGCCAAAAACAAAGCAGGCTAAGGCTTATAATTTTATCAAAGCTTTATTTGATGCAAAACAATTAGTCGGTATTGATACGCCCTTTGGATTTCTTAAAAATATGGCAATTCAAAATGTAGTCATTATTCAAGGCAATAATGAATTTGAGTCTGATTTATCGGTTACTTTAAAACAAATTAGATTTGCTAATACTGAAACTGTAGATTTTAAAGAAAACCAATATCAAAATAGAACTAATAACCAAAGAGCAGAAATCAAAGATAAGGGCAAAGTTGAAGGTAAAAAGGTTGATAGATCAATATTAAGTAGTTTTTTTAAATAATGAAGCAAATCACAGAAATTACAAATGATGCAATCCAGCAATTAACAATAACAACAGATGCTCAAGATGAATTTGATTTATTATTGTATTATTCGGATATTCAAGAATGTTGGTTTTTTGATTTAACTTTTGGCGATTTTGAATTAAAAGGTCAAAAGATAGTTAATCATCCTAATTTATTAAGAAGTTTTAAAAATATTCTTCCTTTTGGTTTATCGGTTGCCACAAATGATGGTGGGGAGATATTATTTATAGATGATTTTACAACTAGCAGAGCTTTTTTATATATTTTAGAAAAAGATGAAGTTATAGCAACTGAAAATGAATTTTTTAAATAATGAAATTCAATAGAAAGTTTAGATTATTAATTGAGATAATTGAAAACGGAGAAACAAAAACTTTGGAAATAAAAAGCCCTTTAACGATTCAATTTCAAATTGAAAGAAATTCGGCTAGTAGTTTAAATAGTGCATCAATTAGAGTTTATAATCTAACTGAAAATAATCGAAACGCTATTTTCCAAAATATCTACGATATAAGAAATGCACAATCTAGGCGTAAAGTTATTTTACAAGCTGGATATGGCGATGAATTATCAACCATCTTTATTGGTGGTATGAATGAAGCCTATTCTTATAGACAAAGTACGGAAATAATAACTTTTATAAATGCTTTAGATGGCGGAATTGAGGCTTATAATTCATATATTAATAAAACTTTTGAAGCAGGACTTACAAAAGAGAATCTATTTAAGGAATTAGCGAAATCTTTAGGTTTACCTATTGGCACTATTGGCGAAACTCAAGGAGAGTCAAAAAGAGGGGTCGCGGTAAATGGCAATACTTTCACACTACTTAAAAAGGATTTTAAAGATGAGTTTTTTATTGATCTTGGAACTATACATAAATTAAAACCTAATGAAGCAATAAAAGGCAAAGTACCATTGATTAATAGCGATACTGGTTTATTAGGTACGCCTTTATTGCAGGGGGTTTATTTACAAGTAGATTTAATATTTGAGCCTAGATTAAAAGTCGGTCAATTAATTCAAATTGAATCATCATTTAATAAAAAATTTGATGGTCAATATAAAATAATCGGTATTAGGCATAATGCTATAATATCAGAAGCCACAAGCGGAGAAGCGACTACAACTTTGCAATTATTGTTAGGCGATAAATTACTAGGAGGATTAAAGCAGGTATGACAATATTTAGAGGCGAGCCAGATTTATCGGACATAATGGACAATTTAAAAGATGATGTTTTTACTGAGTTAAATTGTCATAGAATAGGGGTTATACAAAGCTTTAATCCGTCTAATCAGACAGCAACAATCAAATTAGTTGATAAGGGTATAAGAGAAACGCCGGAAGGTGATATTATTCAAGAATATTCTTTATTACAAGATTGCCCTGTTTTGATAGCTAAAAGTTTACTTGGAGGCTTAACAATACCAATTAATCAAGGCGATACTTGTTTAGTTGTTTTCAATGATAGAGATATTGACAACTGGTTTAGTGATGGCTTAGTGCAAAAACCAAACACAGCAAGAAGTCATGATTTTTCTGATGCAATAGCGATTGTTGGCATAAGAAATTTAGTTAATCAAATTAGTGATTATAATAATACAGCAACAGAAATAAATTATGAAAATAATAAGATTATACTTGACACAAGCAATATTAAATTAATTAATAATTTAGGTGGTCAAATTAATATAGATGATAAATTAGAGCTAAAAAATACAGCAGAAAACTTGAAACTTATCATCGATGATTTAATAACTGCATTAACTAGTTTGCAATGTGTTGATCCAGTAAGTGGTAATTTGCCAATAGATGGGGCGACAGCTTCTAATTTATCAGCATTATCAACAAGATTAAATGCTTTGTTAAAATGACAAAAATAAGAACTTTAGATAGTAATGGAGATTGGACTTTTGGAAAAGGAAAATCTGATTATAAAATAGATGAAAAAGCTCTTGCACAACATATAATATCAAGAGTTAGAGAGTGGAAAACTGATTGCTTTTTTGCTCAAGAAAATGGTGTTGATTGGAATAATAGATTAGGGTATAAAAATCAAGAAACAATACTAGAAGATGAAATAAGGGATATACTTTTAAAAACTGATCAAGTTTTGGAAGTTTTGAGTGTCAATGCTAATATTGACAATAGAAAAGTAGTAATAACAGCAAGCATAAAATCAATATACTCAAATTCGCAAAAAATAGATATTGCATTATAAATGAGTGTATTAGATTCAACAGGCTTAACTATTGATAGCCTAAACGACATTATAACTAAATTTGAAGAGGGCTATAAAAGTATTTATGGCAATGATATTATTTTGTCTAGCGATAGCCCCGATGGTCAAAGAATAAACATTGAAGCTCAAGCAATAAGAGATTTGCTAGAAGTGATCGCTGCAATTTACAATTCTTTTGATCTCAACAAAGCTAATGGCGTTGATCTTGATAGATTAACTGCTATTCTAGGGATTGAAAGGCAAGGAGCGACATTTACTCAACAGCAAATAGAAATAACAGTTGATAGAAGTTTAACTTTAGACGGACTAGATGAACTAGCAACCGATATTGACGGAACAGGCTACACAGTAGCAGATGATACAGGTAATGAATTTATTTTACTTGATACCGCTAATCTGACAGCAGGAACTCATCTTTTAACTTTTAGAGCAAAAGAATTAGGCTCAATTACAACACTACCAAACACAATAACTAATCCAGTAACTGTAGTTTTAGGGGTCACGAATATTAATAATCCTAGCGGCGTTTTGGAACTTGGCAAAGATGGGGAATTAGACTCAACTTATAGAATAAGAGCTTTACTATCATCTGCTATTAAATCTATCGGCTTTACTGATGGTTTACTTGCAAATATTTTAAATATTTCAGGCGTTACCGATGCAAAAGTTTATGAAAATTTTACTAATGCAACCGATGCAAACGGAATCCCCTCACATTCAATTTGGGCTATTGTAGAAGGCGGAGCTAATACGGATATTGCCAATAGTATTTATTTGAAAAAAAATTCTGGTTGCGGTTTAAAAGGTTCTATAACGCTTGATATTATCAAAAATAATGGCGAAACATTTACAGCTAAATTTGATCGTCCGCAATCAAAAAATCTTTGGATTAGGTTTGATTTGAAAGCCACTAAAATAGGCGTTACCTTTGATCAATCTAATATTAAACAATACATAGTTGATAATCTTACTTTTAATATTGGCGAGCCTGCCGAGACTTCCAAAATTACAGCTATTGCAATAGAAGCAATAAATAATGAAGGGGGCGGAGGCGTACCACTTAATATTGAAATATCTGATGATAATATAACTTATGTTGACTTTTTAGATGTTACAACAGTTGATGAAAAATGGATTGTTGACTTAGCAAGAATAACTATATCAGAGATATAATGGCAATCAATATAGAGGAAGTTATACAATATTATCAAAATCTTTTGATTATACAATATAATCAAAAAGAGAAGGCTAAGGCTGAAATTGAGTTATTTGTAAAAACTCTTCTTAATGATGATATATATTCTAAAGTAAGAGAGGGCTTTGATTTAGAAACTGCAACAGGCAAGCAATTAGATATTCTAGGGAAGATAATTGGTGTTGATAGATTCTATGAAGCTACAGGAATAGCAGATGGTAGCAATTGGCAATTAGCTAATTATATTGGAAATATTAACGAAATACAAATTGCTGATTATAATAATAATATTTTTGGCGGTGAAGTTGTAGAATATAGCGATCTGCAATTAAATAATAGATTAAGCGATATTAATTATAGATTTATTTTAAAGCTTAAAATTATTCAAAATAATTCTAATCATAGCGAAAAATCTATTGATGATGGTTTGTTTTTGTTTTTTGGTGATGAGTTGGTGCAATCGCCATCTGATAATATGACTATGGTTTATTTTGTAAAAAGTGATTCAATAAAATCGTTAGCATTAATTGCTTTTTCTAAAAAGGTATTGCCAAGACCAATGGGTGTCAACCTATCGGGTTTAATTGTAAGAAATAAGCCTTTTTTTGGATTTAGAACTTACAACACGCAAATTGTTAATTCTAATATTGCAGGATTTGCCAATTATGACAATACAGCTTTTACAAATGGCGAAATGCTAACTTATGATAAAATAATAAATTTATAAATAATGGCTAAATTAACAAGACAAACTCAGAAGCTTTTTGCTCAAAATGTTAATAAAGGTACTTTTGGAAGTTTTAAATTAGGCACTCCGACAGTTGCAACAACGCTAGCAGATATGCAATCAGCAGAATATCTTAATGGTTGGATTGATGGCTACAAGGAGCAAAACGGAAACAAACAAATACCAATTGAAGAGCAAAACACTTTACAATATATCAACAACTATCAGCAAGCTTATTTATTGCAAGAAGGAATAGCTGAATATGATATTGGCACAGAATATTATATTGATTCCTTAGTTAAGAATAGCGGATTAATATATAAATCATTAATTGATAGTAATATTGGGCAATCTTTAAGCGATGCTTCCAAATGGCAAGTTTTAGGAGATCTTAAAACCTCAATCAATGTTGTTTATATAGATAAAAAAGAAGATTTACCAAGTGCAATATCTAATGTAATTACTCTTGAAGCTAAAACTTATATATTTACTTCTAGCGTTGATTTATTAGGTGATAGATTAGTTGCAATTGAAGGAACGGCAATTTTAGGGTTGGCGACTGATTCTTGTAAAATATCATCAACAGGATTAACTGGTTCACCATTAATTACCTCTAATTATACTTTATCAATAAGACATATAACTTTAGAAGCGGAAACCCCTTTTAATTTAGATGCCTCCGCTAATGCTGATCAAATATTAAGCTGGTTTGAAGTGCATCTTGAGAATTGCACAAATTCAGGCGTAATTAAATCTTACTCAAGCTTTATTGGTGATTCAATCAATGTCTTAAATTCAGCAGGAATATCTTTTGATGGCTCTATTAATACAATAGGCTTTATTAAAAGTTATTTTGATATTCCATTGGGTAAAGTCGGGGTTAATTTTGAATCAAGTTTAATCCTTTCTTTAAGAAGTGGTTTATCTTATACAGCGTTTAATATAGCCTCAACAGGTACAGCAATTAAAATTAACGCTGGAGCTACAATTCCAAATGAAGGTTTTTTATTAGACAATTGTAATTTCTCTGGAAGCGGTGTTTATTTAGATGGCATCAGCTCAAGCGATATTGAGTCAAGATTTAGAGATAATAGAGGTATTGCAAATTCTATAAGTGCTGGACAATATTATATGAATGGCAATACTACCCCTACCACTATTGCCTCTTCTGGAACTTATACTAAAATTTTAGGTTCAACAAGTGCAGGCTCAATAGTACAAAGATTTGATGTCTCAACCTCAAATAAAGCGATTTATACAGGCTCATTGACGGATAATTTTATCGTGCATGTTGTTTTAACTTTTACTGGCACTAATAATGATGATCTTTCTTTTAAAATTGCTAAGAATGGAGTTGAGATTGATTCAAGCCAATTATCAAGGACAGTAGTTGGAACTGGCAATTATGCTTCGGTTGCCTTGCAAGACATAGTAGAGTTATCAACAAATGATTATATTGAAGTGTTTGCTACAAATGACACTAACACAAACAATATTATAATTAAAGATTTAAATGTAATTGTATCTAAATAATGGCTAATATAACAAGAAAACATCATAAAATATTTGCAAGCTCTGCTACAAATAACGGACAATTTGGCTCTGCACAATTAGGAACTAAAATAAATAGTAATGATCCCGATGTAATTCAAGCTTTATCAGCTTATGATCAAGGTTGGAACTCTGCAACAACTGGCGGAACTGAATTGCCTACGCTTGAAGAAATGCAGGGCTTGCAATATAACAATAGCTATCAAATAGCTTATTTATTGCAAAAAGGTATTCCAGAATGGAATACAAGCACCGATTATTATATTGGAGATATAGCAAGAGAAATTGCAGGAACTAAGTTTTATAAATCAATTACTGATAATAATATTGGCAATGCTTTAACTGATATTAATAATTGGGAGTTTTTAGGAAATTTTGGACTAGCCACCACCACAACTCAAGGTATATCTTACCTAAACAAACCAGTAACCATTACCAATAATGCAACTGATGCTGATCATGATATGGACTTTGGAGCTGGTAACTTTGATTTTGATGACGGAAGCGGACAAGCAACTCTAAGTGCATTAACTAAACAATTTGACGCTACTTTCGCACTAGGCACAAATGCAGGTGGT